GAACAAAGGATGTTGAAACGCTACCTTCCTCAACTTGAAAAGTATTTGCATCTGAATTGTTAGAAATTCTGAATAATTTTGCTCCTTCTGGAGGTGTGATTAATGTCTGGCCTGCTACATTTGTTTCAGAAATAAATCCCCTGGCAGCATCAAAAAAACTGATAAATGAAAATACGTGATTCGCAATTTCAGATACCCCAGCTTCACAATCTATATAGTCGGAAATCCAAAAACCATCAATGGCATGAATTACATTTCCGCTAAGGTAATAATCGGAAATAATTGCATTTTTATCAAACTTATTTTTTGAATAGCTATATAATTTTTTTTCGATGCTCAAATTTTTTGCATCCAGCATTCCCTTATTCACCGCTCCACCATCCTCCGTAGGTGTTGGCACAATAGGCGATGCACTAAAGGTTTTAGTTCCGGCAATCGTTTCATTACCTTCACTTTTTACTATCTTTAAATCAGCAACCTCAATATATTTCGCCTCACCAGTAGTCGGGTCTCCAACCATTAATAAGTCAGTCGAAACTACCGTTGTTTTTTTTGTCATTCCACTCCAGAACCTCATGTCTTAATCTCCTATTGCTTTAAATTTAATTCTTGGTTTAATATTTCTTTGGTCGGCTTTTTCTTTTCCGAAATTCAAATAGTTCACGCACTGCCTTAAGTATTCAAGTCCTATTTTTTCGGCATCGTTGGCAATCCTTATGATTGTTTTATCATCCACCGCTTCACTGAATTGACCGTCTTTTTTTACAATTCCAAAGGCTGTCACGTTTACGTTTTGATTCCTTACAAAACGAGAATAAACCAGATAGCCCATTGCCTTAATAAGCCCCTCACAATGCTTTGTATCGGAATCGTAATAACATCCATCAAATAACTCTGTCAATTCATTTCCGCCCACTAAAAGGTTACTTCCTGAATTGTCGGTCAACGGTTCGCCTGTTTCATTCAAGGCTACATCGGTTTGAATGGCCTTGTATTGTTTGGCTCCCAAAGCAGGGAGAATAAACAGTTTCTCGCATTCATCAATGTAAGGAACCAACCGCTTTATGTCGTTTACATTTTCTGCTATCGGTCTGATTAGCCTAATTTGTTCGGGTGTAATTATCATGGTAATGGAATTAAACTGTTTATTTCTTCTTCAGATAAATTGAAAAGGGTTTTCGCCATTCCGCGCTTTTGATTCACGCTGTAAACTGCATTGTCAATTATCTTGAATAATTCTGCGAGGTTGTCTTTCCCCAGTCTTTCAGCTAGTGACGTTTCTACATCATAACTCAAAGGAATGATTGAATAATCGCCAGCTGTTGGCTCAAACCAATGCTGAAAAATGGAAGTGAAAACACGCTCCACGTTCAACCGTTCGTTTTCAATTACCGAGTTATAATAGTTATAAGCATTCTTCATCAAATCCGCTCCAAAGTTAGCTCCTACGGCTTCGGCTCTCAAAATAGGTGGTTGATTAAATGCCTTTCCAATGTTAGCTTGAGAACTGGCTAGAGTTACGTTGAACTCCTTATCGTAATTCGTACCCTTAAAACTGATAAATTCGGGTTTTGTGTCGCCTTCTTCCAGTTCCACGTACATTATTTTGCCCGCTTTTTCATCGCCCTGGAACTCCTTCACCGCCTTTTCAACTCCTGCACTACTATCTTCTGTTTTAGTTTCTCCATCATCGCCTACAGCGTTGTTATTGTCATTCGTGTAGTTGATGAACATCCCAGCAGTAAGGAAATTAGAACGAGCATTTCTGTTGGAAACATTCGCAATACCTTCCTCTGTATTCATATCCGTTAGAACCGAGTCAAAAATTGGAAGTGGGTATGTTTTAGGGCCGGCATTGGAAAAGTAAAGTATCTGACCTGTGTAGTTAGCCCATCCGCCAGCTTCTTCTACTTGTGCCTGAATTTCTTCCGGATCAGGGTCAAAGAAGTTGAAAAAGGTAATGTCTTCTTTTTTCCATTTTCTGAGTAAAAGAAAACGCTTCCCCCAATCGTGGTGTGTGGCCAGTTTATCGAAGTGGCCAGTATCAACATTAATGGCGGAGAAACGAACCTGTTCGAAAGGCACGTACTGAAGTTCTACTATCTGAAAATTGGCATTGAAGTTTAAGTGAAGAGCGAACCCGCCAAATTGAGCGTAGTCCTTAGAAATTTGGTCAATGATATAATCATTCGTTTGGCCCAATCTGTTTATTACTTTGCGGTAAAAATCATTGTCGGTAAAACCTTTTCCAGAAATGAACTTAGCATACACGCCTACACAACTCTTTCCAGTGCCTGAAGGGTCTACAACTTCCATGAGTTGTTGCGGATAGTCGTTTGATTCTCCATAAGCTTGAACCCCTAAACCTTTGTCGTTTCTGAGTTCAAATCTTTTATCTCTTTTTAGTACGGTTGCTTTCATGATAAATATTTAGTTGCGGGTATCGGATTTGAACCGATGACCTTGGGACTATGAAACCCACGAGCTACCTGACTGCTCTAACCCGCTATTTTTGAAAAAAGGCTTCATAATGTATAAAGCCTTTTTTGTTTTTATTTCTTCTTTGGAAGTTCATCCACGTTTTCGGGAAGTTTTCGAGCACCTACATCGGTAGTAGCATCTTCTTTGGTCACGTCTTCGGTTGAATCCTTAGCGTCTTCTTTGAATTTTTCTTCACCGGTGATTTCAACTTTTTGACTTTCGTCTTCGCTTTTTTTTTCACCCGGTAATACAAAATCTTCAATCAGTTCGTCCACGTTTTCGGGAAGTTCCTGGAATAATTCCCTGCAGTTCGGGTTTGTTTTCAAGTGGTACAAAGCCAAATCATCGGTAATATTGGCATTTGAGCAAAGTAAATCATTGTCCCAGTTTACAATGTCCTGAAGCAATGCGCCTGCAAGTAGCAGAAATTGACATAATTTTTTCATTTGAATAATTTTTGAATGAATGTTTTTGATTTTAAACAGTAAAACAGTCTACCGATTTGATAAACTGTTTTCTATTTATTATTGGGCGATTAAGCCACCTAGCATTGTTTCCGTTGCTGTAAGTGAAGTAATGAATACTGACTTTGGCAATGAGGTTTCTTTCGATTTTGCGCCTGATCCAAGCTCCATTTCATAGACAACTTTGTCAGCCATTGCGGTTGTTGACTTCATTGTCATCAATTCCAAACCAGCATCCCAGCCATAGGCTTCGTACTTGATTTCGCCAGCAACCCCAGTTTCTTTGTTTTCAACAATTGCTACCACACGGGCTAACTTTAAACTCTCAACGAAAGTTTTAGCAGCTTGAGTTTTTGCGAATACACGAAGTGGCACTTTATGGTCAAAATCTGAGTAGTAAGTCCCCTTCACCAAGTCAGAACTACCATCAACTGAGTTGTCAACTGTTTCGAAGATATAGCCCTTTTTAGTAGCGTTCAAAACAATGGCTGTAATCACATTCGCAACTACAGTTGAAGTGATACGGTTGATGTCTGAGTAGCTGATAAGATAAACTTTCGAGCCAGTTCCAGCGATTGAATTACGAGATGCACTAACGGCAACTAACCCTGCGGTAATTTGAGATAAATCCATTTTTATTTCTCCTTTCTTTAGTTCCAAAATCGAGTAGCAAATTTTACCAATTAGGTTATTTTTGCTACTCTATTTCAGATATTGGTTATATTGCTAATTGGAAGAATGCTAGATTCAACATTTTTGCATCGGCTTTACCCTGCGCTTCAATTTTTACACGACGTGAATCTTTGTGGTACCACACATCCAAATCGCCAAATGCCTTGGATGAATCACACCCTACAGCCAAAAGCTCTTTCGAAACATAAATGGCACGGTGAGGATTCAATAATTTCACACCTGTATCGAAACTTTCTGCAATAATCACATCCCAAATTGGAACAGGGAACAATGGAACACCACCGTATTTCAACGTTTTGATTCCATCGGTCAAATTGATATACATTGCTTCGATGATAGTTCCTGTCAATGACATTTCATAAGCATCGTAGAACGATTGAGTGCAATAGATTATCGCTTTAGGGTTATTTCTAACCTGTAAAGGAGCATTGAATTTCAACTTCTGAAGATAACCCTTCATGTTTGCAGGGTCAAGTGCTTGCAAAACATAGGATACACCTGCATTTTCAGCAATTGCAACTTTTTGTTTTACGTTAGCAGTAATCTGAATCAAAAATTGTTTCCAAAATCCATCAAGAATAGTGAAGTATTTTTTGTCTTCAGTAGCTGAAAGAGTACCACCGTCAGCAATATTGAGTGCAGCGGTATCGTTGAACCAGAATAAACGGATAATGAACTCTTTGATAGAAACTGCAAGAGCTTCTAAAATAATGTTCATATAGTCACTTGACGTAAAGTCATTGAATGAAGTTCCAGTTTTCATGCTGTAAACAGCAGCTGTAGCTTCAATGTCCAAACGTTTTTGATGAATCAAAATTTCCCATCCCTTAGGAGTCCATTTGATTTTGCGAGTCCCAATTGCGTATGCTTGAGCAACAGGATCACCGTCGCCAGTTTGCAATGCAACACCCACTTTTCCACCCTTGCCAATGAACCCGATTTCTTT